GGATGGGGCAAGCCTGTCCAGCCGGTCGACGGCGACGGCGAGGGCGGTCCGCTCGCTATCGAGATCGTCCGCCGCGTGGTCGACCCCGCAAAGCCGGATGCGCCTTGAGATCGAGACGCCCCGCGCCTTCCTGCCGTTGCTCGCGCCGGCACGTTACAAGGGCGCGTATGGCGGGCGCGGATCTGGCAAGTCGCACTTCTTCGGCGAGTGCCTGATCGAAGACGCCATCGCGATGCCCGGCCTTCGCGCCGTGTGCATTCGCGAGGTTCAGAAGAGCCTAGAGCAATCGGTCAAGCGGCTCTTGGAGGACAAGATACAAGCCCTCGGGGTGGGGCCGATGTTCCGGGTGCTTGAGACCGAGATACGCACTCCCGGCGATGGGCTGATCATCTTCCAGGGGATGCAGAACCACACAGCCGAAAGCATCAAGTCGCTAGAAGGCTACGATCGGGCATGGGTCGAAGAGGCTCAGTCGCTCTCCTCGCGCTCGCTTGATCTTCTGCGTCCGACCATTCGCAAGCCGGGCTCGCAGTTGTGGTTCTCGTGGAACCCGCGTCGGGAGAAAGACCCCGTCGAGGCGCTGTTCAGAGGGCCGAAGCCGTTCCCCGATGCGGTCTCCGTTCGGGTGAACTACGACGACAATCCTTGGTTCGGCGAGACGACGCTTGCCGAGGAGATGGCATGGGATCGCGATCGTGATCCTGATAAGTACGCCCACGTCTGGCTAGGCGAATACGAGCGCAACAGCGAGGCGCGGGTGTTCCGCAACTGGCGTGTCGATGAGTTCTCGACGCCTTCCGACGCCACGTTCTACCACGGCGCCGATTGGGGTTTCGCCGCCGATCCGACCGTCCTCGTCCGCTGCTACCTCGACGGCCGTACCCTGTACATCGATCGCGAGGCGTACAAGGTCGGGTGCGAGGTGGACCACACGCCCGCACTCTTTGACATGCTGGACCCTGCCGCGCCGTTCTCGGCTCGCGAATGGGTCATTCGTGCCGATAGCGCTAGACCTGAGACCATTAGCTATCTGCGGCGCAATGGTTATCCGAGAATAGAGCCCGCTACCAAGGGGCCGAACAGCGTCAAGGACGGTATCGAGTTTCTGAAGTCCTATGACATCGTCGTGCACCCGCGCTGTAAACATACGATCGACGAACTGACGCTCTACAGCTTCAAGACCGACAAACTGACGAGCGAAGTGATGCCGATCCTCGAAGACAAGAAGAACCACGTGATCGATGCGCTTCGATACGCGGTAGAGGGCATCCGTCGCACCGCGTCGCCTCGGGTGTGGTCAATCTGATGAGCTTCTTCGCTCGCATCTTCGGCCCGCGCGAAGAGAAGGCGTCACGAACGGCGCCCGTCGTCGTGCAGACCGTGCTCGGTCGTCCGGTCTGGACGCCACGCAACTACGAGCAACTTGCGAAGGAAGGCTATCGGCAGAACGTCATCGCGTTCGCCGCCATCGCTGCCAAGGCCCAGGCTGTCGCCAATCTGCCGATCGTGCTCCAAGACATGCGCGGTGGCCGATGGGAAGAGGTCGAGGCGCATCCGGTTCTACGCCTTCTGGAGGCCCCGAACGAGGCGCAGGACGGCGAAGGGTTCATGCGCTCGCTCGTCACCGCATACGAGATCGCGGGCAACGGCTATGTCGAGAAGGTCGCGGCGCTAGGCCAGGCTTCAGAACTCTATTCGCTTCGCCCAGATCGCATGAAGATCGTTCCCGGCGAAGACGGCATGCCGGTGCGGTGGGAGTACAACGTCGGGGGGCGTGCCGTCGTCCTCGACGTCGAGGACGTCCTGCATATTCGTGAGCCGAACCCGCTCAACGACTGGTACGGAATGAGCCGCCTAGATCCAGCGGCTTTCTCGATTGATACGCATACGGGGGCTGGCCTGCTATCGAAGGCGTTGCTCGACAACTCTGCCCGGCCGTCCGGCGCCCTCGTTCACTCGCCATCGGAAAGCGGTGCGGGGCTGACGGACAAGCAACGGAACGACCTGAAGCGCGAGTTGCTTGAAGCGTACATGGGCGCTGCGAATGCCGGCCGGCCGCTCGTCCTAGAGGGCGGGCTAAACTGGCAGCAGATCGGCATGTCCATGAAGGACATGGAATTCGGCGAGGGCAAGAACCAGGCCGCGCGCGAGATCGCACTGGCGTTCGGCGTTCCTCCGCTGATTCTCGGGATCAACGGCGACAACACCTTCGCCAACTATGCCGAGGCCCAACGCGCGTTCTATCGCGAGGCTGTCATCCCGCTCGCGCGCCGGGTCTACCGCGCGTTGAGCCGGTTCCTGCTTCCGGGGTTCGGTCTTCCGAACGCTCGCCTCGTCATCGACGAGGACGACATCCTCGCGCTTGCCGACGAGCGCGCGGTCAAGTGGCAGACGGCACAGGCCTCCGAGTTTCTGACGATCGACGAAAAGCGCGCGATGGTCGGCTACGATGCGTTGCCCGATGGCGCCGGTAACGTCGTTCTCGTGTCGTCGGCGCTCGCAAGGCTTGAGGATGTGTCGGTGCCGGTGAGCGGCGATGCGCCCCCGGCGCCGGAAGACATGACCGACCCGCCCGACGACGGCGAGGACGATGACGCGGGCGATCCCGAGGCGTAACCGAGCGCAGTCCCGCGCTCGTCTCGCGCTGAAATGGGAACGGGTACTTTCGGCGGACCTCGCGCGAACGATCGATCGGATCGGAAGTGCGGTTGCGTCGAGGGCCGGAGATAGAGCGCGGGCTGAGGCCGCGATCGATCGCTTCGAGCCTTCGATCGAACGCTTGATCGTGCTGAGGTCGGAACAATGCGCGCGGGCCTTCGTCGACCGCACGTTGACAGAGGTTCGTTCGTTCGGCCGCAAGAGCGATGCGCCGATCGAGCAGAAAGACACTCGGGGCGCTCGCACTCGTGCGGAACAGGCCGCTTCGCGGTTCATCCGGGAGCGGGCGGGCCGCATGATCGCGGACATCACCCGCAGCATGCGGGAAACATTGAGGCGCGCGCTTGATCGCGGTCTACGCGAAGGGCGATCGGAGTCGGAGATTGCCCGATCAGTCGAGCGGGCGTTTCGAGGTAATGCCTCGCGTGCACGTGCGCAGCGGATCGCGCGAACGGAAATACACACGGCGTCGAATGCGGGCTCTATCGAAGCCGCCCGCGCAACCGAGCTAGACCTCGTGAAAGTGTGGGGCGCGACCGAAGACGAGCGCACCCGCCCATCACATGCGCGCGCCGATGGCCAGTCCCGCGAGTTGGACAAGCCGTTCCGCGTCGGCGGCGTCGCGCTCGACTATCCGGGAGACCCCAAAGGCCCGCCCGGCGAAACCATCAACTGCCGATGCACGATGCTGTTTGAACCTCGAAAGGCTCGCAGACGATGACCTCCTACGCACCCGGCGCCGACGTCTTTGGCGGATCGATCGCCATCGATACGAAAGCCGTGCGCGAGGACGGCGAGTTCGAAGGCTTCGCATCGACCTACAACAACCGCGACCTGGGCGGCGATATCGTCATGCCCGGCGCCTTCGCGAAGTCTCTTGAGAGCGGTCGTAAGGTCAAGCTCCTGTGGCAGCACGATCCGTCCCGCCCGATCGGCACGGTGCTATCGTTCGCTGAACAGGCGAGCGGCTTGAAGATGAAGGGCAAGCTCTTGCTGTCGACGACGGCAGGGCGTGAAGCTTACGAAAACGTCAAGGCGGAAGCGGTCGACGGCTTGTCGATCGGCTACCGCGTTCTGAAGGACGAGTACGACACCGCGAAGCAGGCGCGCCTGATCAAGGTGGCGGACCTCATCGAGGTGTCTGTCGTTACCTTCCCGATGAACCCCAAGGCCCTGATCACTGCGGTCAAGGCCGAAGACTTCGACCCCCGCGAACTGGAACGATCCCTGCGCGAAGCCGGGATATCGCGGGCCGATGCCGTGACGGCTGTCGGTGTTCTGAAGAAGGCGCTCCGGCGTGATGCCGGGGGGAACGAGCCGAAGCCGCGCGACGCGGCCTACGACGCGCTCACCCGAGAACTGGCCCGCATCGCTCAGAGCGTCCGGGCCTGAACTGAGGCATCACGACAATGTGGGACATCAAGAACGCGGCCGGTGACGGCTCGGCGGACCTGTCTGCCCTTCCGGAGGCGATCCGCGCCCAACTGAAGACCATCGGCGACGGCATCAACACCCTTCGCGAGAAGACCGACGAGATCGAGAAGAAGTCCGGTACGATCGGTGCCCGCGTCGACGCGCTCGACAAGGAGCAGATCGCTCGCATCAACGCCACCATCGAAGAGATGAAGGCCGCGATCGCGAAGGAGATCACCGACCTCAAGCGCCGCAAGCGCAATGCGGACGGCACCGAAGAGGTCAAGGAACTCGCCGAGTACAAGACGGCCTTCGACACCTACCTCCGCAAGGGCGGCCGGGCGGCGGAAGCCGATCTCGAAGCCAAGGCCCAGGCCGCGTACGAGGCCAAGGCCATGTCGACCGTGTCCGATCCGGACGGCGGCTTCCTGGTGCTCCCCCAGGTCGAGACGCAGATCGATCAGACCATCCGCGACATCACGCCGATGCGTCAGGTCGCGAGCGTCGTGACCATCGGCACCAACGCCTATCGCAAGCCGATGAACGTTCACGGCACCGCGTCGGGCTGGGTCGGCGAGATCAACACCCGCCCGGAAACGGCGTCGTCCGAGCTTCGGCTTCAGGACTTCCCCGTCTCCGAAATCTACGCGATGCCTTCGGCGACGCAGAACATGCTCGACGATGCGCTCTTCAACGTCGAGTCGTTCATCGCGGACGAAGTGGCGCTGGAGTTCGCGGTGCAGGAAGGCGCGGCCTTCGTCAACGGCAACGTCCCGACCCGTCCGCGCGGGTTCCTGACCTACACCACGGCGGCGGATGCCGGCGCCGGTGTGGCGTTCGGCTCGATCGGCCGTATCAACACGGGCGTTTCCGGCGACTTCAGGGCGCGTTCCGGCGACGTCAACCCGGCCGACGACCTGGTGACGCTTCAGTACCGCCTGAAGCCGCCCTTCCGCGCCAACGCCGTCTACATGATGAACAAGCTCACGCTTGGTCGCGTGCGCATTCTCAAGGACGGCCAGGGCAACTTCATCGGCGGTCATCGCCTCACCGATAACGGCATCGTGGACGTGATCTACGGCCGCCCGGTGGTCGAAGCCGAGGACATGCCCAACCTCGGCGCGGGCTCGCTCTCGATCGCGTTCGGCGACTTCCGCCGGGGCTATCTGATCGTCGACCGCATGGGCATCCGCACGCTCCGCGACCCGTTTACGAACAAGCCTTACGTCATGTTCTACACGACGAAGCGCGTGGGCGGCGGCGTCCAGAACTTCGAAGCGATCAAGCTGCTTCAGTTCTCCTGATCTCGTGCAGCGGCGGTTCTACGGAGCCGCCGCCGACCTGCTCCCATCCTCACGCTACAAGGGCTTCAACATGCGCGACCTCGCTCGCAATCTCTCGCCGACGCGCCTCATCGCGCCGGCAGTCGCTACCGCCGACACCACGCCGATCTCGGTCGACCTACTCGGCTTCGACTCCTGCGCGATCGTCCTCGATATCGGCGCCGGCGGCATCACCTTCGACGGCACGAACCGCATCGACTTCGTGCTGCAGCACTCTGACGACAACTCGACGTTCACGAACGTGACGAGCGTGGACGTCGTCGGTGCGCCCATCGGCGCGACGATCACGAGCGGCATCGTCCGCTCGCTGACGGCAGCGAAAGCAGCGGCCGATACCGTCGACTTCTCCTACGTCGGCGGGCGTCGCTACATCCGCTTCCTCGCGGACTTTTCCGGCACGCATGGCACCGGCACTCAGATCGGCGCCTGGGCCGTGCGCGGTCATCCGCACATCGCCCCGACCGCGTGATGCCGATGCGGATCGAGATGCTGGACGATCACGCGATCTATGTCGACGGCGTGACGCCGCAGGCGTGGGAAGCCGGACAGGTCTACGACTGCCCGGACGAACTCGCCGAAGCGCTCGTGCGCGACAAGATCGCGAAGCGCGCATCGGCCCCGCCGCCCCTGCCGGACAAGCGAGGCTGACGTGTCGTTGTTCCTCCGGCTCGTCACCGACGTTTCGGCCGAAGTCGTGACCCCAGCGGAAGCGAAGGCTCACGCGAAGATCGAAGTGACGGACGACGACGCGCTCGTCGGCAACCTGATCAAGGCGGCGCGTGAGCACGCGCAACGGCACACGAGCCGCCTTATCGGGGTGCAGACATGGGCGCTCGTCATGGACGCATGGCCGGTGCGAGCCGCAGACGATTGGTGGGACGGGGCTCGCGAGGGTTCCGTCTCGTCGCTCTACGCCACAAAGCCCGCGATCGATCTACCGTTTTCGCCGCTGACATCGGCGACGCTCAAGGTGCTGAGCGCGGACGGGTCGACCTCGACGGACTTCGCGGGCACCTACCTCGTGCGCGACGACACCACGCCGCGCCTCGTGCTTCAGCGCGGCACCGTGCCGCCGACGCCGCTTCGTGATGTAGGTGGCCTGGAAGTGCACATGGTTGGCGGCTTCGATACCTCGACGCTCCCCGGTTCGCTCAAGGTCGCGATGCTCTCGCTCGTCTCGCACTGGTACGAGCGACGCGAGGCGGGAGTGACCGAGGCTGTATCGACCGTCCCGATGCAGACGCAGCGCATCCTAGATCAGTTCAAGGCGATGCGACTGTGATCGGTGGCCTTCGCAATCGCGTGCAACTTCAGACGAAGGCGCGCACGGTGTCCGCTTCCGGCGCGGTTTCCGAGGCTTGGACGACGGTCGCCACGATATGGGCTCGCATGGAACCTATGTCGGGTTCGGAGTCCCTCAATCTCGGTCGCGCGACCGGGCAGGCGGGCTGGAAGATGACCGCGCGCTCGCGCCCGGACTTCAACGTCTCGGCTCGCATCGTCTGGAAGGGGCGCAACTTCGATATCACGCGCGCGTCGAACCCTGACGAGCGCAGTTTCTATTCGGTCCTTGAGCTGTTCGAACAGGTTTCGTGATGCTCGCGATCAATGCTCGGATCACGGGCCTTGCTTCGATCGAACAGAAACTTGCCGAATACGAGCGACAGGTCCGAGACGCTGCTTTCGGGGCGCTACAGACCGGGGCCTTGATCGTCGTCAACATCGCCAAGCGCAAGATACTTCGGGGGCCTAAGACCGGACGCTGGTACATGCGCGGCAAGCGCAGACACCGGGCCTCTGCCCCTGGCCAGCCGCCTGCGTCCGATACCGGACGCCTCGTCAACGCGATCACGAGCCGCGCGAACCGGCGCGCATTCACGATCGCAGTTGTCGCCAACACGAAGTACGCCGCCGCGCTCGAGTACGGGACGCGACGCATGCGGCCTCGTCCATTCCTTCGGGCCTCACTCAAAGAAGCCCGTCCCGAGATCGTCCGGCTCGTCCGCGAGGCCGTCCGCAACGCACGTAGGGCCGCCGCCTGATGCCCGCCGCCGATCCGACAGTTGCCGTCCTCACGGCGTTACGAGCCGTCATGACGGGCGATGCCACGATCACAGGCGTCGTGCCCGCGACGCGCATCGTGGACGCGCCGGACCCTAACCTCGCCGTCCCCATGATCGGGATCGGCCTGACGCAATGGGACACCGACGACACGTCGACATCGGATGCTGTCGAGTTGAGTGTCGATATCCAAGTGTTCGTTCCGGCGCCCAACACGGCGCCGCTGCGAACGATCCTCGCGCGCCTGCGAGAACTACTTCACAGGCAACCGCTCAATGTCTCCGGATCAAACGTCATCATCGTTGAAGTCGTCCGGCAAGTAGGGCCGTACGCGACCGACGAAGAAGACGTGATCGCCGGAGTGACAACCGTCCGCATCTACATCGGACACTGAGAAGGAACACGAACGATGCCTGCATTCGGGGCGAATACCGTCCTCGTCCAGATCGGGGACGCGGCCGGAACCACGTTCACCAACATGACCGGGGGCCGAACGAAGACGATCAAGTTCAACACCGAAACGGTGGACGTCACGAACAGTGAAAGCCCGAACCGTTGGCGAGAGCTTCTCGCGGGCGTCTCGGTCAAGAGCCTGTCCGTCGAGTTCGCGGGCGTGTTCCTCGACGATCCCGTCGACACGACCGTCGATACGGTCCTTCTCGCCAACGAAGCGCGCCGCTTCCGGGTGATCTTCCCCGGCTTTCGCCGCTACGAGGGCTTTTTCATCATGTCGTCCAAGAGCCTCGGCGGCGAACATACCGGCCCGGTCGAGCAATCGATCACGCTGGAAAGCGCCGGCGAGATCACCGTCACCGCCCTCTGAGCCATAGGAGCCTAGATCATGGCTACTCTCACCGTCGCCGATATCGTTCCGGCCGGGTCCGCCGTTACCCTCACCGCTGCCGACGTCGCGGGAGATCGCTTCGTCGCCGACAACACGGGTCGCCACTTCTTCGACCTGAACAACGCGAGCGGCGGCTCGGTCAACGTCACCATCGCCGCGAAGCAGACTTCGGGCCGCGATCCGAACGCGGGCGCCATCACCATCGGCAACATCGTCGTCGCGGTCGGCGCCGGTGCGCGCTTCCTGATCGGCCC